ACGTTAGCATGCCATCGGTATCGGGGGGGATGTTGGTGCGAACGGCTTCGCCAACGAGGCGATTCCAGCCAGAATGCATTTTAACGCGGAGGGGGTAAGAGGCCCACCCGTGTTTGACGGCGAGGTAGCCGAGAATGGCATGGAAGTTATTGGCGTCGTCGCGAACCTTGATGTAGGGGGCTCCAAGATCAGGGCCGAGCAACTGAAAGAGCGGGCGGAGAGCCGCCGTTTCAAACTCTATTATATTCTCGGTGAAATCGGGAAAGATGGAGCGGCAAAATTCTTCCAGAAGGGGGGCAAACGTGCCGGTCGTAAAGTGGACGCCGAACAAACGTTGAGAAAGTCGGTTGGCCGCAGCAACAAGGGGAAGAACGTTGGCGGGAAAAGGGGAACGAACGGAACGTAAGGAGGAAACGAAGCGGTAAAGCATACACATCCCGACGGAGTAGGACCCTTTCCTGAGGGAAACCATGGACTGCCAGTCAGGAAACTGGTAAGAGAAATTGCAGAGACGCTTTTGAGCGTTGCACCAGGAGTACGTGCTGTCATAGATTTCCCGGCCGTAATGCCAGCACTCAAGGAGAAGACTCTCCATGGTGCTTTTCATGACTTGTTGGTCCTTAGGGTCACACTCGCACCACTTCACCATGTTAGACATGGAAGAAGCGGCCAGAGGAGCTAAACATCCAAAGGAGGACTGGACAAACGTCCGCTTAAGAAACTGGAGGGAGTCCCAGCTGACAAAGAGGGAATCGTCTTTGGCCGGCGAAGTGTAAGTCATGGAAAGGACGTCGCGGCAATAGGAATGTACGAGTTGCATGTTGTAACGGTCCAAAGTGGAAGGGTTGGAGAAAATGGAATCGTCGCCGACAAAAGAGGTAAAGACTGAGAGCCAGTCTTCCTCTGAGTAGACGGTAAGGAAGGCGCTTTTGTGCACCCACCAGTTAGCGAAACAGTTGAAGAGAGAGGTGATGAGAGAACCAGAGCAGGTCCCCCAAGCACGAAAAAACAGGAGAGAGCCACAGAGGTGCCAACCAAGAAAGTTGGCTTCAATGATCCTCTCTGCAAGGTCGGGGAAAGGGTGATTGGCCCGGACGAGGCGAATGAAGTCGTCC